GGTCTCTTGAATATGATTTTGCCATCATGTTCTTTACCAATACTGGATTGTTTAATAACTACAATGTTAACCAGTATATGTTGATGCAAATGTATCTTAAGCAAATTAATAAAGTGCTAGGAAGAGGGACTAGCTGGAATTTGATTAATGGAAAGTATCTACAGATATTCCCAATTCCCAGTTCTCAAGATGAAGTAATTTTAGAGTTCAGAGCCCTTGATCCAACTACAATACATCCTGCCTATAAGAATTGGATTCAAAGATACTCACTTGCAATAGCCAAAGAGATACTAGGAAGAGCTAGATCAAAGTATCAAAGTCTTCCAGGCCCAGGAGGGGGAACTGTCCTTGATGGTGCATCTCTTCTAGCCGAGTCTAAAGAAGAGAAAGCTTTGTTACTAGAAGAACTGAAGACAGAGATTCATAACCCACCATTGTTTGATCTAGCCTAATGGAAAGATTTAAAGTAACAACTCCTCCAACGACTACGGTTCAAGATTCAAATGAATCTTCCGTTTTGTCATTGTTTGATAAAAACAATCCAGATAAAAACTTATTTAACTTAGTTGATGATGAATTGATTAAATTGTCTGGATCTGAAATTCTTTTGTTCAAGTACATGAAGTCTGATGATGTCGATGATGTGTACATGGAAGCAAGACAAAAGACAATAATGAGAGAGCCTATAAAACTATTTGGCAACTACGATCCAAGACCAATAGAAGAATCTCTTACTCAATTTGGAGTTGAAATTCAAAACGATCAAGTCTTCATATTCAATAAGAGTTATGTCGAAAGAATGGTTGGAAGACCAATAATTCCTGGCGACATCCTCAAGCCTGTGTTTCAAAACATGAAGTTTGAAGTATACCAAGTTCAAGAAGATGGATTCCAGTCATACGGTATTTATCACTTAATGGTCCATGCTAGATTGCTAAGAGACTCCGAAGAGATTCACAACGAAAACTTGGATACTCAGCCAACTCAAGGTGGTAGAATATGAACATTCCTTATTTAGAAGTTGTAAGAAAAATTACCGATATGGGCGTAAACCAAATGTACGCTGTACAAGGTAATATGTTTAAAGAAACTCTTAGAGAGCTTAGACATATATTTAGTAACATATTTTACACTGATTCAAACGGCAATCTCGTAAAGGTACACTGTGTTACTTCCAAGCAAGACAGAGTTGCTGGTAAGGCTAATCAAGAAAATTCTTTAGTACTTCCTTACATAAGCATAACTGAAACTGGCTCTACTCAAGACAATCAAAGATCCAGAAACGATAAGGTATTGATTAATGAAAGTTATTGGGATCCGAAAGAAAGAAGAGCTAAAAGAATACTTAGTCTTGCCCCAACTCCAATAAATATAAATTACAGAATAAATATATGGTGTAAGTTTGTCGAAGAGATGGACATGATTAGAAATGGTATTCAAACCATATTCAACCCTAGCTTAACGATACCAACGAAATACTCTGACTATACGAAAGCTTTTTTACAAAATGAAATTGACATTGCTAGCCCAGAGGCACCGGACACTAAAGATAGATTGATACAGAAGAGTATTGAAATAAGAGTTGAAACTTACTTGCCATCCCCAAAATTTCTTTACACCAACACAGGCGAGATTCAATCATTCAATGCTGACGTTCAATTATTTGATATGCAGCAGAATATGAAGACTGATGATCCTATAGAGACGTTGCCAATAGAAGGGTCATTTGCCAGTGCAACACCAATCAGTATAGATGCCTCGGCCCAACAAATATTTGGAGAGATTTATGTTCTTTGTGGTCAAAGTAATGCGGAGGGTGCTACCCCAGTTAGTTCTCTTCCAGATGAATTTAAACTCCCAATTTCTAGATGCAAAGTATTAGATGTAGCTAGAAAAACTGGGGATGATGTAAAGGCTGATGGGTTACAGCCCTGGTATTACGACACATCAAATGGTCCGGGATTTAATACACTATACTGCCAGATGAGTGCTGTTGATTTCAAAGACTATCAACAAAGCTCTACTGGAAGAACTTGGTATAGATACGGTTCTTCTGGCAATATAGGTCCTGAGTTTGGATTAATATCTGAATTGCTAGAAGGAAATTTAAACAAAAATATTTATTTAGTTAAGTATGCTGTTCCTGGCACTAGGCTTGCATTGACCCCTCTAGGTTATGATGCAACAATTTCTATTTCTTCTGTTACCTGGAACATAAATGGGCCTTCCCCCTGGCTAACTCTAGACTTCACTCAAGCAGGCTCTGCAATAGCCTTAAGTGGTCATAACTTATACTACGCTTTAAATCAATTTATTGGAAGAGCAATAGACTTAGTTAAACAAGAAGGATTAATTCCTGTAGTTAAAGGTATATTCTTTGTACAAGGAGAAAGTGACTCGTTTATTGCAGGATACCCAGAACAATATACAGTTAATTTATTAAACTTTATAAATGATCTTAGGAATAAAATTTATCTTTCAGGTGGATCTTTCTCTACCCAAATTCCTTTTGTAGCTAATTTAATTAATAGTTATAACAATGGAGACCAGGGAAGAATAGGAACTGTTCGCCAAGCTCAAATGACTGCTTTAAGTTTATTGCCTAAGTGTGGTTATACTGATGGAAATAATTTTGAATTAAATAACTCTGATCTAAACTTACTTCACTATAGCGCAAAAGGTTATATTGATCTAGGCAGAGCTTTAGCTAGAGCATATAAACAATTATTATGATTAGTAGGAAAAATTTAAGTTAAAAGTAGGTGCAATTGTCCTAAATAATTTAAGGAACTATTTATATGCAACTCATTAAGAATACCAGTTTACAGGCATTTAACATACCCTTCAATACTAAAAAGGGCATGATTGAAATTTACTTAAGACCTAAGCAGGAATTAGAAGTTCCCGACACTTATAAGAGTATAGTTTTAGATAATTTAATCAGAAGAAGAATGATTAAGGTTGTCAAAACTAACCCAGCTAAATAATAATTAGGAGATCCAATGGCATTACCAGCTAGTCCTTCAGTTGTAGTTCTTGAAAATGATCAATCAATTTACACTCCAAACTTACAGTCAAGCGTTGTCGGAGTCGTAGGATTTGCTGATAAGGGCCCAGTTAACAAGGCTACCCTAGTCACAAGCCAATCTAATCTGATCAATACATTTGGCAAGCCAAGCTCAAATATCCCTGGGCAAGGTCTAGAGGGTGCTCTAGAAATATTAGAGGCTACAAATCAGTTATACTTCGTCAGAGCGGCTAATGCGAACGCTCAGTCAGCCTTTGTTAATATCGTTTTAGGTACTTGCCCTGCGGTTAGAGTTTCTACTAGTGCCGGATGGCCTATGTCGGATTCAGTAACATCATTAGTCTATACTCTTGTAGACAACAATGGTGATACAGTAAAATCTTTAGAAACTATTAGTTTTAGCAGGGCTAGCTCAGATGAAACCTTTGAAGAAATGTTCTTCAGAACATTAAATCCAGAGTCTGAGGATCAGCCAATTTTTGCTGCTAAAGATTCAAGTGGAATTTATTACATAGTTGGAAGGTACGCTGGTTGGAATGCTAGACTTTCTATATTCTATGGTAACTTTTACCCATCAGTTGATACAGAAAATTTTATTTATGGCGGTCCAACTGATCCACAAGGGTCAGCTTTAGCTGTAAACTACTATAATAACACATTTGCTTTATATTTAAGTTCTTGGTTACCCTACGGTGATGATCCTTCAATCGCTTCTGGAAATGGTGGCCTTGGTGGATTTAGTGGTACAAGAGTTCTTACAAATTTATTAAATCTTGATAGCACTTATAATACTCCTCTTGTTGCTTCAGCGTTCTTGTCTGCCACTATTCCTCAAGCTATATGGGACTTTAATTTAGGTATAGGAACACCTGTAGAACCAACATCATCTGTATCTGCTATAGCTCGATCACTATCAGCAGTTCAACTTACTGCAAGTGGTGGTTATACTAATGCAACACTAAAAATCTATTCAAAGTATCCAGGAAAAGGGTACAATCTTTCGTCAACGAGAGATGGTACAATTGTAGGGTTATCTGTAGAAATTGAAAATTCTTCTAGAGTTGATAAAATAAATGTTTACGATGGTGGAGTTGTAAGAGAATCATTTACATTCAGTCTTGCTCCAGCCAGTGCCAATTACATAGAATTTAATTTGAATCAAAATGAAGAAGCTAACATTTCAGATTATGTTTACGCTCTTCTAAAGACCGCTGGTGGAAGTGAAGATTTTACTGTAGATAATTTTGCTAATAGGAATTCAGTTACAAATATTGGAATTACAGTAGATGGCAACACAACGTATGGTAATGGAAGAGCTAAGTTCTTGAAGCCATTTGAAGGAACTTATGGTTTATCTTCTGGTAACAGTGGTTATTCAACTACTGAAGCTGGGGATGCGGAAGATAGAACTGCTCTAATTGGAGCAGCCGCTACAAAGACTGGTATTTATGCGCTAGACGATGATTCATTAAATATCTCACTAGCTCTAGTCCCAGGCATAACTCATCAGCAAGTCCAGAATGCTCTAATCACCCTTGGAGAAACTTCAAAGAACTTCATTGCTCTAGTTGCTCCCCCATACGGCCTAGACAATGCTCAGGAAGCTACCGACTGGATGAATGGTAAGGGCACCAGAACGGCTGCCATAAACAACTCATATGCCGCTACTTACTGGCCTTGGGTTCAGGTATTCAATTACTTTGCCGGTGCCGATGAGTGGTATGATCCAGCCATCTTTGCCGCTAGACAGTACGTTTACACAGACGCTGTAGCCGAGCCATGGTTTGCTCCTGCGGGATACAGAAGAGGTAGACTAACCAAGCCAA